GCCGGCATGTCGTTTTGATAATCTGCTACTGGAATTGCCATATCTTCATTACGTGCATATACACCACCAAACTCGTACTGCCAGCTATCCAAGACAAACACGCCGTTGAATTCTGTCGTGTCTTGGTGTGTGTTGGCATCCAAGATTTCGACGTTATTCTTTGATACCCAAGAATAGATGTCATCAAGCAACACACGGTCGCCATCGACTTCTAGCACTTTGTGTGGCTCACCCTTAACATAGTGAGGAATAGCTTCACCAGTTGCGTAATGAGTAGCTCTGAAGTTTACCTTAACCGTCATACCAGGCGCGATGTCTGCCTTTGGTGTATTATCAGCTTCCTTACCGGCAACAATTGCGGGAGTATCAGTGTTAGGCTTTTCAGGGTTTCCGTGCTTGTAGCCATTGTCCGTAATACCAGTCAAGTCAACATTACCGTCCAATCCACCAGCAATGTATGATGCCGTGAATTGGAACAATTGTACATTATCAAATGAAGGAAAGTAATTATAGTTTGGCTCTGGCGTAACCTCGTAATTAGGATACTGAGCCAACCAAAGCGGGTACTTATTAGCAATCGCTTGCAGGTCAAGGTTTGACATCAAGAAATTCTTGTACCCGTATAGCACAGCTGTCTTTCCCTTTGATTGAATATAATCAAGTCCGTACATAACTACGTCTGTATTCGTTGTACCTTGCTCAATATCCAAAGCAAAGATAGCTCCCTGTGGCGTTTGGCTTTTTGCTAGATAGTGATCAATTACGGTTTTCATGGTTGCACGGTCAGTAACACCGTCTACGAAAATATAGTCATGTGCGCGTTTTCCTTGGGCGATTGCATACTGAACTTGCGTTGGATACGTGTATTGATCAACGTAGCCATGTCCAGCGTAGTACCCACCAATTTGAGCGATGGCAAACTTATCGTGACCATATCCAAACTTACCTTGTGCCCCTTGATAGATTGACCAGTCAACTCCTTGGTCACCCTTTGCGGCAAACGCCGTTGGTGTTGCTCCGGCAAATAAAAAGGCCGCCATTCCGGCGACCAGCATTGTCTTAATCTTACCCATTATTGTCAACTCCTTTGTTGGCTTTCAACTCTTGCTCAATAGCTCCTTCAATCTGTGAATCCGAGAAATGCCCCGTCAAACCATTAGCATCAATTCGTTGCTTAACGAATTTCACTGCGTCTTGTTGTTTTGCACTTCCTTGTCCCGGCCCCCAAGTCTTTTCGGCAATTGCGATACCTTGGTTGATCCAATCGTAGAACATGGCCAAGTTTTCATTCTTGGTGTGACTCTTAAGCCAACCAATTACGGCAGCTGCAACAACACCAAGAACACCAGTTTGTGCAATTCCAATTAACACATCAATTACTTTATTCATAATCGTTCATTCCTTTCGAACAATGTCCTGATTTGTTCATCAAGCTTAGCAAGATGAACTTCATGCTCCTTAAATTGAACTTGGGTGTCATCCTTAATATGCCCCAATATTTCTTTCAAGTCGTCAATTGCATCAGTTAATGTAGCAATTGGTTTTGAAAAACCAACCTTAATTGCCCAATTTACGGCGGTAGTTATCGCCGTAGCTATCGCCGTAATCAAAAAAAGAACAATCGTTACGACTGTTCCGGTATCAAAACTCATCTTTTATTCCCCCTCAATTTCTCTCTTTATTCGATACAGCGTAGAACGACTATATCCGCTAATTTCTGACGTCTCTCTGTACGTCTTTTCTTGTAACAACCTGTACGCTTCCCTATGCTTCTTTGTTAACCTACGCTTTGGTCGCCCCTCTTTATACTGCGGGTTAATCGCCTTTGCACGAGCACGACCTTCTGCCAACCTATCCACAATCATGTCTCGTTCGAATTCAGCGAACGTTAGCATGATGTTTCTCAACAAGTGGCCAGACGGCGAATTATCAAGTAACCCCAAGTTAAGCACATGCACCGTTATTCCCTTCTTGGTCAGCTTATCAATTATCTTGATACCTTCTCTCACCGAACGGGCCAGCCGATCAAGTTTCGTAACAACTAATACATCACCGCTAGTAATTATTCTTTCCAGCCGTTTCAACGCTGGTCTATTAGACGTAGTCCCCGTAAACTTCTCACTGTATATCTTCTTTGCACCAAACCTTTTTAAGGCAGCTACCTGGCCTTCAAAATCCTGACCTTGCGAACTCACTCTGGCATAACCATATATCATTACATACACCTCCAATCTCAGTGTATCTAATTCGCAAAAGTTTCTGGAACAGTAGATTCAAAGCAAAAAATTTATACCAGAACTATCGGTACAACTAACGATTTGCAAATCATCTACACACGAGTCGGAAACGTTGTTACAGGGCGGTATAAGGCCAAGTTTGCAGGAACATTCCCGTTGAGTCTTAACGACGGCTATAAGGCGCCAACGGCCTATCCGGTAAACGTAGTTGCTTATGGCGTTGACGCGTGGTTCACGGTGGACAATAAGTTCACAACAAATAGCGCTGGCGAAGGGAATTTCATGTTCATAACGAGCGATGAACTTCCAACAAGCTAAGCAGGAACCCAAGTCAGCATGGTCCAAAAATTACCTGGCAAGTTTCCGCCTTGAGTGAATATTTTACGATCAGTCTGAACGTTAAATAGAATTCCTGTCCCAAGGTTTAAGGTCATGTTCATTGCAGGCGCGGGAATTTCGTTGGGCAACGTAGTTCATTGCTGGGCGGTATCCGGACGCTACTAACTTGCCGGATTTGGTAATTCCAGTGATGGTTCCAGAAACGTATACAAAGGCGGGTCCTACAAATTGAGTACATGTGATGTAGCGCTTGCCCATGAAGCCCCTGATATTTCTACGCCTGTGTAGTTTTCGAATGTTCCGTCAATGTTGATAGCGAAACCTTGCCCACCATACGCTAAGGGCACAAATGTCTTGTAAATTGGGCGGGCTGCAGCCGGCAACTTTTCGTTTGATTTAGTACCAGCAGGAATAGTTGAACTATTGGTTTGGATTTGGTAAGTTACGACCCCGTTGTGGACGTAATAATATACTTTCCATCCGTACCACATGACAACTGATGAACTGATTATGGGTGACAATATTGGCTTACCAACACGAAGATAAGTATCGGTTGAACTGAGTGTTCCTGAAACGTTTACGTTTCCGGTGAAAGTTTTATCACCGCCAATGGTCTCGTCACCGGTCTTGTGTACCAAGTTCGAACCAGTAGTAGCAATTGATACGTTGCCGGACCCGTCGATAGTAGCGGAGCCGGTTACATCACCCGTCAGTGATAGAGTACGTGCTGTTTGCCATTTAGTTGCAGTCGCTGCATTACCAGAAGTAGACTGATTTCCAACAATGTTAACGCCCGGAAGATTAATGTTTGACGTCCCATCGAACAAAACCCCACCAATTGTACGTGGAGTTGTCAATTTTCCGGCAGCTGTTACGGATTGCGAACCGATGTTACTTGAAGTAATGATTTGCGTCCATGGCTGGAATACTCCATTGCGCATTGAACGTTGCCAAGTCATTGACTCCCAAAGATTAGTAATCGTTTGTGTACCGTATTTTTCGTTGTATCCTCGTTCCCATGTGATAACTACGTTGTCCAAAACGTTTGTTGTTCCATCTCCATTTTGCGTATAGGGCGATGTTCCCAATAAATCCGTTCGAACTGAAACGATAACTTTGTGTGAATACCCAGTTAGAACCATTGAACCAAGCGCAACGGTATCCAAATTATACTTATTTGTAGAACTTGCCATAAGCGGCGTTGAAATAACCTTAAATCCACTCTGGTCTACAATCTTGTTCCCAAGTCCGTCTCCACTATCATACATACGTGATGTATAGTCGTTAGTTGAGTTTCCTCCGTGAAAATCAATGTAGGCTGTAGCTGCCCCTAATTCAATATAACCATTGTTTCCAATGTACGTACCAGAAACACCTTTGAGCGGATTGCCTCCAACTGTTAATGCACCGGTCATGGTATCGCCTGATTTTTGAACAGATTTAGCAACCGAAGCAACTGCATTCCAACCAACTATTTTTCCTGAACTAACGGTAGTTATATATTCTTGATTATATCCAAAACCAGCAGTCCTAATTATTCCGCTACCATTACCGTACCCCCCTAGCACTTCGACGGTGTTCCACGACCAACTATCGGTTGGTCCATTAGCTATTGCAGTTCCGTCAGTGTACCAAATTCCTTGATATTTAGTCACATTACTAGCAAGAACCGCAAAATCGTAAGCATCAGCAGGTAACTTTCGAGCACTTATTGCCCCGTTGATAGGATTTGAGACATTCAGCGTTTTTAAATTAGTTGTGTCACTAACATCAAGATTTGTTGTACTAATTCCTGCACTGAACGTTTTCTTTCCAGTGAACGTTTCAGCATTATCCAAGTGCGCAACCAGGGCATCATTAGCAACCGCCTTCCATGATGACCACGCACCACCAGTCTTAGTTGTCCACCAAGCATTGTTGTTAGAGTCGACCAGCTGCATGAAGCCATTGTTACCGGATTGAATTACTTCAACAACGAAGTAATTTGATGATCCGCTAGGCTTATTAGTTGCCCCAATGTTTGCGTAGTAGTAGAAGCCGTTATCCAGAGTGAAGACATCCTTGTTTGTGCTAATCACTTGCACAACTGGGTTAACGTTAATATCAGCCGTACCATCAAAGTTTTCGCCGTTAATCTTGCGTGCATTAGCTAATTTTGTAGCACTTGTTGCGTTGCCTGCCAATGCACCGCTAAGACCATCAGTGAACGTCTTAGGCCCGCCAATCGTTTCAGCTCCTGACTTATGAACTAAATTACTGTCATTATTTGGTGGGTAAACTGATGGCATTGTAGCCGTCTTGACATTAACACCAGTGATTTCACCGGATGCATTAGTCGTAATGCTATCAATGATTGTCACAGTTCCGCCAACAGCAAGTGCTTGTGCTGATGAAGTATTCGTACGTGTAGTTGCAGATTCTGTTAGTGCAATGTCAACATTACCTGAGCCATCAAACGTACCAGTACCAGTTGCAGCGCCACTAAACGAAATTGTGCGCGCTGTCTTTAGCTTCGTCGCGGTGTCAGCATTGCCTTGCAAGTTAGCAATAATAGCCGAACTAAACGTCTTAGACCCACCAATTGTCTCATTGCCTGACTTGTGGACGGCAGAAGCATCCACGTTTGAAAGTTCCGCTGCAGTAGAAAAACGGTTCCACGCTGTATACGTAGAACCGTTCTTTACACGGAAATATGATTGACCATTAGAAATGTCAGTAAATCGCTCAACGTTACTTTCTTTAACGAACACATACGTTTCAGATGCGCCAGTCGGCTTGTCAGACGTTGTCTTTGAAGCATTTGTTGAAAGGTAAACGCCGTTACTCAAACTTGACAGTGCAACGTCAGCATTGATAGCCAGCGTATTCACACGATCACTTGTTCCTGAATTTCCACTAACCGAACCAACAATTGTCTTCAAGAAAGTTTTGATGTCGTTAATCGTCTCATTGCCTGTCTTGTGGACGGCGGCAGTATCGTCAGCCTTCTTTGCGTCACGTTGGTCGATATACTTCTGCAAAGCAATGTAATCAGCAACCGTCAGCATTCCAGCATACTGAGTGTTAACAGTTACGATTGACGTATCGCTGATTGCAAATGAAACGTCCAAATTAATTGTCTGCGCTGATTGTCCATTATACGCAGGAACCAACGTGGTCTCATTCGTATTGATAATTCCAAGGACATAATTGTCAGTACCGTAGACACCGGTAATGGCAATACCCTTCAAATTATAGTCAGCTGTAACATCACGATTATCAATAATCAGACGAGATTCAACAGTATTAGTCGTTAAATCCGTCGTAACCGTACCCATTGGCTTTGTTTGCTTAGGGTTCAGACCACTGATTTGTGAGTAGGTTAAGTCCTTGGTAAGAGATACCGTAAAGGTGTAGGCATCGATAATAGACATTTGTCCTTTATCAGCCAGCGCCTTTGTCATGACATCCTTACCTTCTTCAGTAAAGATTAGGCTAGAAAATTTATTAGCCATCACTTATCCTCGCTTTCATAGATTTGATACGTCAACGTATTACTGCTGATACCACGTACAGCTAATACAGCGTTTGAATTATCAACGAATGTTACTTCATCAACACGCACGCCAGCAGCAACACCGCTTCGAATTCGATCAATGATGTAGTTCTGTTCCCATTCGGTATTGGCCCATTGCAGCGGAATATTGCGGATTGCAATTGCTAATGGCTCACCGTCATCAACAGTTGTTCCATTCCACTTCCGCAACGGCTCAATCTCAATGCCCTTCTTAGGAATATTCAATGACCTTGCAATGATGTCCAACAGGCCATTCACCGTTGAAATACCGGAATTGATAGCCATTTTTGAACGAATCATAATGCGATAGAAACTATCGTCAGCCTCACCGCGCAATTGATTGTATTGAGCACCGATTGCATCCAGCACTTCACCGTTGGCATTATCCAACTCTCGAAAATCTTCAATCGTCGTAAACAAGTCTTGTAGCTGTTTAAATTGCCATTGCAACCATTCAGCGAACAACATTGTTTGACGACCATAGCGGCTAATTGGCGCCGGTAGCATAGCTAGAAACTTATCTTGAAAACTAGTTACCATTCTTCGTCACCACCAAACTATCAGCTGTCGTCGTCGCAATACTGAACTGCGTCAATGGAATATCGGTCATTGATTGGGAAGCTGCTTTGGTTCCAATCTTGACCGTTGCCACGACAATACCGTTCACGTTGTCATAAATGTACTTGTACAAGTATGAGAAGCGAACAGTTCCACCCATGGGAACGCTACCAAGATAGTCGTTCACAGCCTTCTTAACTTGATCAACACCGTCAATTTCGAAGTCGTTGTTAGTCGTAACGTCAACAGTCACGAAAATCGTTTCCTTAGTAGCATAATCGAACGCGACTACATTACCGGAAAAGCCAGCAGCGTCAGTCATCGTCTCTGTATGGCTTCCGACCATTAATATACCCGCCGAAACGGAATTGAACAGCGCATCTGCAATCTTCATTTCTTCACCACCATCAACATAGACGTGAATTGTCTTAGCTGGGTTGCCGTATGAATCGACTGCCATTGTATTGTTCGTAACAACTTGAACACTCTTAACCCCTGGAACTTCCATAACGGCGGAAATTACACCATTGACTGGGCTAGATGGCTTGGTATCATTGGCCAATCGAACACGATGCGCCAGTTCAGCATCCGTTTCGATATTTGCACCATTTTCCACGGCTTGTGGGTTGGTAACAGTGAAAATATCAGACGTTGGTTCAACCTGAGAAGTGATTGCATTGGCCGGTACGTTGTATTGCGCCCCGGTTTCCATTGCATACGCCGTTCCAGCCCCTGTTCCTGACGCAGATAACAGTACATCAGAACCTAACTGGTAGATTTTTCCGTCAGTCGTTTTGAACATTTTTCCAGCCAGAATGACAAAACCAGGCGTACCAGTAAACGACAAGTCAACAATTGCTTGCTCTGCTGGATTACGATACAAGCCAAAGTTAGAAGCGATCTTATCCAACGAAACACCGGTTGCTGTGCTCAAATACTGACTGTTATAGACCTTTTCAGCAAGCTTATAAATCAAGTCCAAAAAGAACGCCATCAGACGAATTAAGACACCAGCGACAGAGTGCGCAGATGTGTCGGAATCAGAACCAAACAGCTCTTGCCACTTGGCAGTCAAATCAACAACGATTGTTTCGTATTGTGGCCGTGTGAAGCCATTACTATCCAACATCCAAAATCACCTCCGTAGTTTTTTGTTCACCATCAATAACTAAATCAAGTTTGATGTTTGCAACTCGCGCTGATAAATCAGCTGTAATTACTACATCGTTCACTGCATCAATTCGTGGCTCTTGTGTCAAAGCATCACGAATAGCCGTGACAGCATAGCGTTCATTGTATTGCTTACCAATCAAGTCACTGGTATCAAGTCCCATTTCAGCGTCGCCAATGAATGAGCCTAAGCTTGTTTCCAAAATAATCCTGATTGATTGCATAACTTCTTGATCAGCGTCAATTGCGTGTGCGAAGTTGATATCGCCATCTTCTGCTAACAAAATATCTCGCATTAGTACACCTCGATAATGAATGCATCATTAAGACTGTGCATTCTAGTATTTGACAACGGGAACTCATCATTGCTGCCGTTGAAAGCGGCAATCGATCTGTCAATGAACAGAATCACGACCACGTCTCCAATATGGACTTCATCACGCAACATTCGCCCAATATGGACACCAACAAGTGGCGCGCGGCTATTTCCGTCACTCTTCATAGCTAATGGCTGGACTTGAGCCTTTTTGCCATCAGCGTAGATACGGTCAACGCGCCCCAACTGAGCCACGTTGATGTTAGCGGAAATATTGTCAGGCAAAATATGCGTGAAGAACTCCACGTCATTGTTGTTTTTCTTAGCTTTTTTAGCCATTACTTCACCCCAATTTCAATTGATGTAGTCGGACTGGTACCGTCAAATGCATGTTCGCCACTAATCACAGTTCCCGTAATGTTAACGAACATACTTTGAATGTGGACATACTCACCAGTAGTAATTCGATAATTTAACAGACTCTCCGCTGAATATTGGTAGCGACCCATGCCGTCATCATCTTCATCCTTAACCCAGTCTTCATCTCGTCGCTCCATTGTTGGTGACGAAATCAAACCAGAGCCATTGTTCAACTCGGCAGTACCGGTGTTGTTGTCGTCGTACATGTAACGCAATGTCAATTGACCGCGCCTGTAGAACAACGCAGAATGCGTGTCACCAGCAACTTCTGCTAGTGCGTCTAACGGTGAGCCGTCGACGGTATATCCTTCTGAATAGACATGATCCTCACGCATTGAAACTTTGTTCAGATTAATACCAGAAACACTGACAATCTTGTCGATTATTGTTGAAGCCGCCGTTCCTTCACCAAACGTCAGTGATACATCTGGTAGCTTGCGATAATCAGTTCCTTCTACGACTCGTAATGTGTACTTATGGTCGCCGCCTTCAATCGTTGGCACCGTCGTTTTATAGATAAATCCATCAAACAAAATACCGGTGTCACCGCTATAACCAGCAATCACTTGTACACGGTCACCTTCGTGAACACGATTGAAACTAATTTGTGACATATTCCAAATAACGATTTCACCGACACTCTGGTCGTTGGTGTTATCGAATGGAATATTGAATTCAATGTCCATGCTGTCGCCTGATTTGCGGTGATGGTATATGAGCTGTCCGGAGTCAGTCCAGATGCTCAATTGAATTTCAAAATTGAACTGCACTGCATCTGCCATTACATCAGCTCCCCATCATCTTCTAAAGTCATCAGATACAGAAAAACGGTCTTTCCGAAATTATCCGGAGAGACCGTTGTTTCTTTCTGTGATTCATCAAACGGCATGATATCGACTGCCGGTATTGCTGGGTTAGTATAGTCAGCCCACAAGCGACGCCCATAAACTAACTTCTCGCCCAAAACAATTGGCACCATTGAATTGTCATACAAATCGACTGTGTAGAATTCACCATAATCATTGTAATTAAATTGTAGATAGACGTTGACACCACCTAATTCGATTTCAAAAATCTCAGGCAGCTGTGCAACGTTTACGTCAATATATGCTCGTAATGCCATTACTTCACCCTAGCCCTTGCACCAATTGGGATGAAACGGTCGGGCCAACCATTCCAGGCTCGTAGTTGATCAATCGAAGTACCATATTGAACCCACCATCCCCAATAAGTATTGCCAGCAACAACTGTGACATATACACCAGGCGGTGGCGTTGCTTGCTTCTTTCCGGCATTAACGTTCTTATTCCACGTAACTTTAACTGTGTATACGGCAGTTAAATCGAGCGAGAACTTTACAGCATTCTGAAATCCACCTTCGTCATAATCTTTTGATAAATTACTAATCAGCATTCCATTGTGCCGAATTGCTCCAGAATAATTTACTAGCGCACCACTTTGTGACCAATCTAATAATTGCTGGTATTTTGCGTCAACGTCTGATTGATTATTACCATGCAACCATCCGCTTAGTGTAAAGCTCTTGCTCTGCAACTGGGAATGATCGGTAATCGGAGAACCATCTTCAACTGGGTGTGTAGAAACGTCAATATTTAGTTCTTCGTGCTCTGACATTACGAACACTTCTACTGAATGACCATTATTATCATTTAACCTTGCCATTTAACACACCCCCTTTAAATAGTCGCCTGTGGCATGATTGCAATAAACTTTTCACCAATTGTATTGGCAATCGCATTAGCGTCAGCAGCGCTCGCGTTTCCTTGAATGGTAACGTTAATTTGAATAGTCGGGTTGCCACTGCTCTTTTGTGGTGCAAACGCATTCTTCGCACCATCAGTACCATTGGCATATCGTGGGAACAGTTTCTTAGTAGAATTACCATCTAGAACTTGCGTACCCGCTGGCAAAACAGTGTTCAAATTGCGTTGGTTTGGGAATAAGCCCATCAAACCGTTTGGCAACATGAACGCTTCACGCCAGTTTGAACCGCCAGCGTCATTAACAAGCGCCATACCACCACGGTGTCCGCCGGCAGTAGTTCCATTTGCATAGTGTGGGACAAAGGCTTGTGAGAACGCACGCTTAGCCCCTGGAGTACCAGTTGCCAGCTTGTTAGCACCCTTACCCTTGACATTAGCTGTAATGGTAACAGTCTTAGACTTCAAAGAATTAATTGCCGATTGAAGCGTTTTGACCTTTGAAGCAGC